TAACATAACAAATATAAATGAAATGTCTCAAGAGCAAATTATGGAAGCGATTGGGCAAGATGATGGTTCAAGTAAAGGAGTAAATATTCCTAGACTTGGCATCAACAGATCACCAGAAGATGATGAAGGTAATCAATTACCTGTTGGTAATTTATTTACTTTTGATTCTAGTGTAGGTCAGAATGTATATGGTAAGCCAGTTACATTTAGACCATTCATAAGTGCAATGCAATATATGCACTATGATCCAGATAAATCTGAGTATGTAAACAGATCTATTATTTTCAAGAATTGGAAAGAAGAAGCTGTAGATATACTTGGTGGTACAAAGTGTGGTAAGGTTCCTTTTAAAGACAGAGAATCTTTAACACCAGAACAACTAGCAGAACAAAGAACAATAAGATGTTATAGATTATTGTATGGTCTGTTATCATTTAAAGGAGTAAAAGCAAATGGCGAAGAACACACTGTTTCTAATCTGCCTACTTTATGGAGGGTTACAGGTACAGCATTTGCTCCAGTTGGCTCTGCGTTAGATCAGATTACTAAACGTAAAAAACTTATGTTTACTACAACACTATCGGTAGATACTAAAAGACAGAAAAAAGGTGGTAATGTTTATTACACACCAGAGATTTCTGTTAATGCTGACGCTGGCTTGGAGATGTCAAAAGAAGATATGGAAACTCTTGGAGTATTTCAAGAAGTTATCACTAAAGAAAATACAGAAGTGATAGATCTATATAAGTCTGCAAAGAAAAGCAACTATGCTTCATCTGATAAAGATATGAAAAAAGTTGTGGATCAAGTTGAAGATCCTGTAGATGTGTTGGCATCATAATGAACGATATACTTCTAAAAGTTCAAACGTATCTAGATAAATGCAATAAAGAATCTATTGATATATCTGATACACTAGTAGAAGAGTTTGGTGAGGCATGTAAAAGTGCCTTACGCAAACAGTTCTCTGAGAAAAGAAAAGAGGGCTTTAAACCAAGAATGTCAAGTATAGGTAGACCACTATGTCAATTGCAGATGGAAGCAAAGAATGTAAAGGGTGAAGGTCAACCATACAATGTTAAGATGAGAAATACTTTTGGTGATCTCGTTGAAGCATTGGCTATATTTGTTATGAAATCAGCAGGAGTAGAAGTAAAAGATGAGCAGAAAAAAGTTAAACTTAAATTTAAAGAATCAGAAATTGAAGGTAGGCTTGATGTTAAGATTGATGAAAAAGTGTGGGATATTAAAAGTGCGTCACCATATTCATTCGATAAAAAGTTTGGAAGTGGGTTTGAAGAAGTTGCAAAAGACGATGCATTTGGATATGTTCCTCAAGGATATCTTTATAGTGAAAGTGAGAAGATGCCTTTTGGTGGATGGATTGTAATTAATAAATCTACAGGTGAGTGGACAGTATGTGAAACTCCTATAGATGATAACGAATATAGAGTTAAAGCATTAGCTAGTGCAGAAGAAAACATTACAGCTATAGAAAATAAGACTCCATTTAAAAGATGCTTTAAAGATATTGAAGAAACATTCCGTACTAAGAAAACGGGTAATAGAGTTTTGGGCATGGCTTGTACATTTTGCCCATACAAACTTCCTTGTTGGGGAAGTAAGTTGCAATTGTTACCACAACAACAATCGCAAGGTAAGAACCCTAAGTGGGTTTGGTACACTGAAGTAAACAATCCTAAGAAAGAGGAAACTTTTGAATAGAGATTGTAACTTTAACTGGGTGGGGAGTAGTTTTGAGGGGTCTATTTTCCACCCTTGTACTTATGATGCTATATTTTGTATTATATAAAAATAAAAAAGATAAAGATTATAAAATGTTTACAAATGTTTTATTTAATAATGAAAAGACTGCAGAAGAATTTGGTAGAAAAAGTATGAAGAGAGGATTTGAACATAAGGTAGTTGAGTATAATGAAGACAACCATGAAAGGTATTGGTACAAATGAGAAAGAAAAAGTTTGATGCAGAGAATGCGATAAAAGTTTTAGTTACACCTTGGGATAAAGGTTTTACTTGTGGAATAGTTATGGATAGTAAAGCCGCAATGACAACAGAACAGTATGAGTTATGTTCTACTATTGCAAGAGGTATGATTAAAATGGCAACATCAGACCCTCAGACTACATTTATGTATGGACTACGTGGGTTTGCAGACGATAAGAAAGATAATAAAAAAGATCTAGCTATTAATTCTGTAGCAGAGTTTGATAGTGAAGATAATGTTATTGATTTTATTGAATACTTAAAAAACAAACGTGATAAGGAGTTGAACTAATGTCAACACATTTAGTAATAGGAGACCCTCATTGTACTCCAAAGGCAAGCAATGACAGATTCTTATGGGCAGGTAAATTTGCACATGATCTGAAACCAAATACCATAGTATGCATGGGTGACTTTGCAAGTATGGATTCACTATCTAGTTATGATAAAGGTAAGAAATCATTTGAAGGTAGAAGATACAAGAAAGATATAAACCATGTTCATGATGCATTGGAAAAATTTAACAAAGGTCTTAATGGAAGACGACCAAGAAAAATCATGTTGCTTGGTAATCATGAAGATAGGATAGATAGAACAGTAGATGAGATACCAGAACTTGAAGGCACAATTAGTACAGACGATTTTAAATTTGAAAAGTTTGGTTGGGAAGTACATGAGTACCAGAAGCCCGTTGTTGTGGATGGTGTATATTACTGCCACAATTATCCTACTGGTGTCATGGGTAAGCCTATCAGTGGTGACAATGTTGCTCGTTCTCTATTGATAAAAAATAAAGTATCTTCTACTGTAGGTCATATACATACATTTGATTATGCTATGTGTGCACTACCTTCTGGTAAAAAACTTATGGGATTATCTGCAGGATGTTACTTGCATCATAAGGAAAACTATGCTAAAGCTACACAGCAAATGTGGTGGAGTGGACTTGTAGTTAAACGTAATGTAGACAAAGGAGAGTATGATCTTGAGATGATTGAGTATAATACAGTAAGGAGAAAGTATGGTAAAAGATAAACGTGTTTATCTAAAAAAAATAGATCATAGTAATGATATATCATATGAGAATGAAGTGCAGTTCGATAATGTAAATTCACCTGCACATTATAAACATGGTAAGAAAGAAACAATAGATGTTATCCGTGATTGTATGGAGAATGATGAGTATCACGGGTACTTAAAAGGCAATGTCTTGAAATATGTTTCAAGATATAAATTTAAAGGAGAGCCATTGCAAGATTTAGAAAAGGCACAATGGTATTTAAATAGACTAATAAAGGAGGTCAAAGATGGGTCAAGTTAAACAAGCAATAATAGAAGTAGAAGACTTTGTAGCAGGTTGTCTCAAACAAGGTCGAACACTTAATCAAACAATAAGAGATGCAAAAGAATCTGTGCAAGCTAAATTTAATCCTTACTTAGATGATGCTGATCTTATTGAAGATAAGTATTATCAATTTAGGGGGCAGGAATGAGAGAAGAGTTTTTAGATGCATTGCACGATAAGTACACAGCAGAAATATCTGATGCTAAAGCTAAAGCTAATGTGTATTTAAATAATCCTGTTGCAATTGGTGAGCACCCACAATTTACAGAAGAACTAGATAAACTAATAAACATTATATCTACTGCTGAAGAAAATATAAAAACAATACATAAACAATTTGGAGAACATAATGATTAAAGAGAAAGGAGAAAATAGTTTAGGATCTAGAACTTATTTAATAGATTCTATGCAACTACAAGACTTAATAAAATATCTTATGACTAGACCATATGGAGAAGTAGCAAACCTTATGAACATGTTATCAAGATTAAATCAACTAGATCCTAAGATTGGTGCAGACTTTGTTAAGAAGCCAATGGAGGATGATAATGCAAAAAAATAGTGTAAATAAACATACAGGTTTATTGTTTGAATTAAAGATTGGACTAAACAAAGACAATGCTATTGTAATTGATTATGGTGGAAAACCAGTAGGTAAAATAAGAGAAGCACTTAAAGATTTTAAATATCAAGCTAATTTATGTGCTGCTATTATTAATCATGCAAACTCTGCTGGTAAAAAACTAGAAGATGATATCAAACAAATGATACAAAAGATTTAAAGTTTTGGTATAAGTGTCGCCAAAAAAAAAGGCTCCCTAAAAGGAGCCCTTATGTTGCCTGCTGGGGGAAGTTAACGCTTCCCCTTTTTTATTTTTTAGCTATTGTATTTTTATTTATACCTTTCTTTATCATGTAGTTTTGAGTACCATTAGCACCTGTCTCTACTTCTTTTTTTAAATTTATAAATAACTCTTTTTGTTTTTTATCTTTACTTTGTTTAAGTGCATATGCATTTATAAGTCTAGTATCTCTCATTAGCAATTCCATGCTCTTAAAGCTTTATTAATTCTGCTATTAGGATCATTAGCAGTTTTCTTTGAAGTAAGTTTCTTCTTCATCCCACGCATCCTCGCACAGAAGCTAGCTCTTCTTTTGTTACCAACAACTTTACTAGGTGCTTTTAAATTACCACCAGTTTCTTTGTTATAACTATCACGACCTTTCTGATTTAATCCACCTTCAGGATTCTTACCTTCTTTTCTAGTCCATGCTGCTTTAGCCATTATACACTCCTATATTTTCTAACTTTACTAGCTATACTTTTTGGTTGTTTAACAAATTGTTGTCCTGCTGATTTGCCTTTTCTTTTAGCAGCTGTCGTTGCTGCATATTCCTGTGGGGAAAGAGCCTTAATTGCTTTTGATGGTAAATATCTTTCACCTGTTTGTGATGAAGGTTTACCAGACTTTGTTCTCCACTTTTGTTTGCCCCATGCCTTGAGTGATTTTTGTGGTTCTTTTAATGCCATATTATCCCCTTAATGGATCGTAATATTCTTCCAAAGAAATAGTTACATCCAAATTCATTCCTGTTTCTATATATGCTAATATTTTATCACCTTGATGTAAATATAATTGACTACCACTTACTAAATCAGTAGCTGTATGTGCACCCATAGCAAGTCCATTTACAATGTAATGATAGGTAGTATCATCTTCATGATAAAATTGTATATATGCTTTTTTATTATTAGCTGCACCAGCACTTAAGTGTAAAAATTTTATAATAGCACTATAATTATTAGGACAAGTATAAATTAAATCTGCACTTGCATCTGAAGATGTACTTGTAATAGTTTTACTTTCAGTTAAAAATTTACTTTTACTTAGAAATGGCATTACGATTTATATCCACCACCTGCTTTCTTATATGCTTTAGCTAGTGCCTGTGCTTTTCTTGCAGACCATTTACCTGCAGCTGTACCATGAGTAGCAGCACCTTTAATTCTATTAAAAATTTGCTTTCTCATACCAGGTTTAGTATAGTTTCCTGCTTTATTTACCGCCATCGTTTTCCTCCTCTAGATTTTTAATTTTATAATCATAGCTTCCTTCTTCATGTTCATCTGTAATCCATTTAGCTGAATTTTCTACAGAATATATCTTGCTACTTACTAATCTA